GTGCCGCGCACGATCATCCGCGCTCCCGGCCACGACCGGATGCGCAGCCTCGGCTGGCTGGCGGTGGCGTGGATCGAGCACTTCTGCCGACACGGCCCCGGTGACGTGCAGGGCCAGCCGGTGGTGCACGGCGACGAGTACACCGGGTTCATCGTCGACTGCTACGCGCTCGACGAGAACGGCCGGCGGCTCTATGACTCCGGGTTCCTCTCAAGATCAAAAGGTACTGACAAGAGTGGCCAGGGCGCGCGGTTCGGGCTGTTCGAGGCGCTGGGCCCGTGCCGGTTCGCCGGCTTCGCCCGCGGCGGCGAGGTGTACGAGGACCCGTGGGGCCTGGGGTTCCGCTACGTGTACGAGCAGGGCGAGCCGATGGGCCGCCCGGTGAACGTGCCCTTCGTGCGGATCATGGCCACGGAGGAGACGCAGACCTCCAACGTCTTCGACTCCATCTACTTCAACCTCACCGACGAGGGATGCCCGCTGGCGCACGTGCCGGGCCTGGACGTGGGGCTGGGCCGGGTGCGGCTGCCCGACGGCGGCGAAATCACCCCGTCGACATCCGGGGCGGCCTCGAAAGACGGCGGCAAGGAAACCTGGGTGTCGTTCGACGAGTCGCACCTGATGACGACCCCCGAGCTGCGGCGCATGTACGCCACCGTCACCCGTAACCTGCGCAAACGCAAGCAGACCGCGGAAACGTGGTACCTGGAGACGACCACCATGTACGCGGCCGGGGAGAACTCGGTCGCCGAGCGCACCTTCGCCGAGGCGCAGGCGCTGGCGGAGGGCCGCAAGCGGGGCCGTCACCGCCTTCTGTATGACCACCGGTGGGGCGAGTGCGACGACCTGTCCAACGAGGCGGCGCTGCGGGCGGCGATCGTCGACGCCTACGGCGACGCGATGGCCTTCAACGACCTCGACGGCATCGTCGACGAGTTCCACGACACCCGCACCGACCCGACCGACTCCCGCCGGTTCTTCCTGAACACGGCCACGTCGGCGGCGGACGCGTGGCTGACCGCACCGCAGTGGGACGGGTGCGGGCGCCCCGACCTGGACCTGGCCGACGGGGACCTGGTGTGCCTGGGCCTGGACGGCTCCATCAGCCACGACGCCACCGCCCTGGTGGCCTGCCGGGTGCCCGACGGGCACCTGGAGCTGCTGGGCGTGTGGGAGGCCCCCGAAGGCCCCGACGGCGACAACTGGCAGGTCGACCGGATCGCCGTGGACGCCGCGCTCGCCCAGGCCATGGAGCGCTTCGACGTGGCCGGGTTCTTCTGCGATCCCGCCCACTGGCAGGACTCGGTGGCCCGCTGGGCGGCCGAATGGGGCGAGCGGATGCGCGTGAAGGCCACCGCCACGCACCCGTTGAACTGGTGGACGAACCGGCCGAAGCCGATGGTGGCCGCCCTGGAGCGGTTCCACGAGGCGGTGCTGGAGCGGCGGTTGTCGTTCACTCCGGCCGCCGACCGGGTGGGCGAGGCCGCGCAGCGGGCGCTGACGTTGCGCCGGCACACGCTCAACGCGCGCCGGCGCCCGTCGCGGGCGGGCCTGCAGATCGGCAAGCCGTACCCGAAGAGCCCGCACCGCATCGACAGCGTGATGGCCGCCGTGCTGGCCTTCGAGGCCCGCGGTCAGGCCCTGGCGCAGGGCGTGAAGCCGCGGGTGGCTACCCGGCCGTACCGGGCCAAGCGCATCCGCTGATCTACGGGGTGATGCCCGGGGTCGGCGAGCTGCTCGCGCTGGTGGACGGGCTGGGGCTGGTGGCCGGGCTGGGCGCGCCCGGCGACGGGGTGGTCCCAGGACTCGGCAGGTTGATCGCCGGCAGGTCGTTGGGCCGGCCCAGGCAGCCGTTGATGAACGACAGTCGCCGCAGCTCGGCGAAGTCGGTGTCGGGCTTGCGGGGGAGATCGGTGCCGGACTTGTAACGCGTTACGTCGTCGGTGTCGTAGCCGAGCCGGTAGTACGCGTCCGAGCACTGCGCTTCGTCTTCGAGCAGCACCCCGACCTTGTTGACGTCTTTCTGGGATTCCTTGCCCTGCCTGTGGGCCTTCTCGAGGGCTTCCACGCGGTCGGCCGGCTGGTCGTCGTCGACGAAGTCGGGCTCTTCGCAGCCGGTCAGGGTCAGCAGGGCGGCCAGGGCGAGCGCGGGCAGGACACGCCGAACATCCATCGTCGTCTTCACGTTGGCGCACTGTAGTGGCCGCCACCGACGGGCGCGACCTTCTGCCAGATGTGCGACTGCGGGCTACCGCTCCGGTGTCCGCCGACTTCCGTGCGAGGGGGTGGGCGGGTGCCGATCGACGCCGAGAAGCCTTACAGCCCCGGCTGGTGGCTCACGCGCCTGTTCGCCCAGCTCAACGACCGCCGCCGCCGGCAGCGGCTGTGGCTGCTGCACAACTACTACGCCGGGGATCCGCCGCTGCCGCAGGGCGCGGACAACGCCCGGGAGTCCTTCGAGGCGTTCCAGCGGCATTCGCGCTCCAACTTCGCCGAGCTGATCGTGGGCGCGGTCGCCGAGCGGATGTCCCCGGTGGGGTACCGCACGGCGCTGGACGCGGACGCCTCCGGTGACGCGGAAGCCTCGGCGGTGTGGGAGCGCGCCGGTCTGGCGGTGGTGGCTTCGGACACCCACACCCGGATGTTGTCGCTGGGCGAGGCGTACGTGATCGTCGGGGACCTGGACGAGGAGACCGGCTCGCCGCTGGTGACCGCCGAGGACCCCCGCACGATGATCGGCGAGCCGGATCCGGTGAACCCGTCCCGGCTGCGCGCGGCCATCAAGGTGCTGCACGACGACGCCGAGCAAGAGGACCGCATCTACCTGTACCTGCCCGGTGAGGTGGTGGTGGCCCGCCGCCGGCAGAAGCACCCGTCGCCGCTGGCGGCCGGCGCCGATGCACTGCCGATGCTGTCCTCGGGGCTGGGCATCCACTTCGACCCGCGCGGCTGGGACATCGACCCGCAGCGCAGCGGCCCGCTGCCGCACGGGCGGATGCCGGTGGTGCGCTTCGCCAACCGCGACTGCGTGGGCGAGTACGAGCGCCACCTGGACCTGCTCAACCGCATCAACCACCAGATCCTGCAGCGGATGGTCATCGCCACCATGCAGGCGTTCCGCCAGCGTGCGGTGCAGGGCCTGCCGCTGATCGACGAGGACACCGGCAAGGAAATCGACTACTCGGACGTGTTCACCGCCGACCCGGCGGCGCTGTGGCAGCTGCCGGAGACCGCGAAGATGTGGGAGTCGGGGCAGGTGGACCTGACGCCGATCCTGTCGGCGGTCAAGGACGACGTGCAGCACCTGGCGGCGGTGACCCGCACCCCGCTGCACCTGCTGCAGCCGGCCGGGGTCAACCAGTCCGCCGAGGGCGCGTCGCTGAGCCGCGAGGGCCTGGTGTTCAAGACCCGCGACCGCATCGCCCGCACCAGCCACCCGTGGGCGCGGGTGATGAGCTTGTGTTTCCTGACGATGGGCGAACCGCAGCGGGCCGACCTGTCGAAGCTGCGCACCCTGTGGGCGGCCCCGGAGCAGCTGAGCCTGGCCGAACGCGCCGACGCGGCCAGCAAGGCGTCCCAGGACATCCCGCTGCGCTCCCGGCTGATCCACATCTGGGGGCACACCCCGGCCGAAGCGGACCTGATGATGGTCGAGTGGGCCGACCAGCGGCTGCTGGAAGCCCAGATCGCGGTGTCGATGGCCGGCCTGTCCGGTGACCCGGGCGTGCCGGCCGGTATCCGCGCCGCGTCCCCGGCGCCGCTGGCGTTGACCGCCGCCGGCGACGACCCCCTGCCGGCTCTGCCGACCCTCGACGACGCGCTCGCCGAGCAGTAGTCCGAGGGGGCGCTGGTGGCCGGGGTCGACGGGAAGCTGACCGCGGCGGAGCTTGCGGCGATCTACGCGCTGGTGCGCGCCCAAGCGGCGGTGCGCCAGCAGCTGGTGGACTTCGTGCTGGCTTCCGCGCTGGCGCCGTTGCGGCTGGTGAACTGGTTCGACCCGGCGGAGGTGGCCGCGGCCGCCGAGCGGGTGGTGCGGGTGCTGGCGCCCACGCAGTTGCGCATGGCGCAGGTGACCGACGCCTACCTGGCCCGGGTGCTGACGATCATGCTGGGCCGGCGGGTGGGGCCGGTCGGCGCGGTGGACGTGACCCGGTTGCGCCGGGCGGTGTCCCCGGCGGTGGCGCGCACCGTGGCGGCGGCCGGCCGGCGCGAGCTGGTACCCGACGGTGAGCTCGACCGGTTCTTCGACGACCTCGCCGACGCCGCCGCCGAGGCCGCCGAACGCGACGACGACGACATCCGGCGCCGCCGGGAACGCGAAGACGACGACGAGGCGACCCGGCGGGCGCGCGAGGACGCCGACGAGCGCCGCCGGCGGGCCCGTGAGGACGCCGACGAGCGCCGCCGCCGGGAACGCGCCGGCGACGACGAGGCGACCCGGCGCGAACGCGACGACGACGCGCGCCGGCGGGCGCTGCTGCAGGCACTGGACCCGATGGAGCCCTACGTGCGTCTGGGCGCCCAGTTCCGGTATCTGACCGGCAGGGGAGTCGGCGAGCAGGAGGCCCGCGAGCGGGTGGCGACCCGGGCGCAGCTGCTGGCGGAGGAGGACATCTCCCTGGCCCAGCGCGCCCAGGAGTCGCAGGTGCTGCGCCAGGCCGACCCGCAGCAGGTGACCGGCTTCCGGCGGGTGCTGCAGCCGGAGCTGGGCGGCGGCGGCCCGCCGTGCGGCCTGTGTGTGGTGGCCGCCGACCGGATGTACCGCCGCGAGGACCTCAAGGAGATCCACCGGCATTGCCGCTGCACGGTGCTGCCGGTGACCCCCGGCGCCGACCCGGGCATGGAGCTCAACGTGGCCGACCTGGACCGCATCTACCGGGCGGCGGGCGGCACCGGCGGGCAGAAGCTGCGCCGGCTGCGTGTGGACGTCGGCGAGCACGGTGAGAT